CTCTCTAAAGCACTACTACCCATTGCAATATTGCTGTTTCCGTCAAGGTTAACCAGCAATGTATCTTTACCAATAGCAATGTTGTTATTACCAACACCATTTGCACGCAATGCCCTGTTACCGATCGCCGTGTTAGACGCACCAGAATTGTTTGTGAACAGTGCTTGATAACCAATTGCTGTGTTCTGTGATCCAGAAGTATTGCTACCTAGAGCAGCGACACCCAGTCTCGTATTGGTATTAACAGCACCACCGCCGCGACCAACTTCCATTGGATCACCAGATCCACCACGAATTCTGATGTCAGCATTCTCAGCATTAACAATACCATTCAGAGTAATAGAATCACTAATTGTAGTACCAACTGTTAAGTCTTCATTGACAACCAAGTTCTGATTGATAGTTGTAGTACCACCAGCAGCACCCATTGTAATGATACCAGCAGCACCAGCAAATGTTAGGTTGGTAACACCAGAATTAAGTAGTGTGAAACCACTGGATGTGGTATTGAGAGAGGTAAGAACTGTTGGCGAATCATTAAACATGAGACGACCAGTACCAGTTGTATCTGTTACCAGACCACGCATCTGCGTGGAAGTTGTAGATGCAAATGTAGCAAGAGTGTCAGATGTATATGCTACATTACCACCCTGTCTAAAGTTTACGTTAATAGATGCGGCGTTGTTATCAGAAGTAAGAACAAGATCTCTGTTGACATCTAGCGTTTTACTAGTTGCAATATCAAGAGTTGCAGATGCTGTCGATGCAATCTCCAAACCATTGATAGATGTTGCAGTTGCAGCACCCAAAATAGGAGCAGTTAATGTTGGTGCTGTAAGAGTTTTATTTGTAAGAACTTGCGTCTCACCTTCCGTTACAAATCTCTTTCCTACAGATCCATCCCATGATCTCCAATATCCACCTGCTTCATACCACTGCAGTCCAACATAAGATGTGACATTACCAGAAGAGTCTGATGTTCTATTCAGTGTGATGCCACCATCAAGACCAGTTAAATTAGTTCCTTTTCTTAACTCAATATCATTGTCTTCTACAATGAGAGTTTGAGTTTCTAAAATTGTTTGAGTTCCCGTAACAACCAAGTCACCACCAATAGTGACAGTAGATCCGTTGTCAGTAATAATACTATCAGTTAACTGAGCATTACCAGAGTCCCACTTCAATACTGTGTTACCAGTAAATGTGTTGTAGTTCTTCAGTCTAAAGTTAACACCCTGCAGAATTAGACCACCAGATGCTTGTAGAGATGCACCAGTGTCATCGTTAGCAGAGCTAATATTGATAGTAGTAACACCACCAGATGTTGTTTGGGATATTGTTGTTGCACCAGAAGATGTGAAATTAAAGTCACCAGCAGAAACAGCGTTACCACCACTAGACAATCTGGTTACAGTATTTGTATCTACAGAAGCAACAGTAATCGTATTACCTGCCTGAGATACAGTTACATTTGTACCACCAGTAACTGTAGTGTCGCCAGTTACATATGTTCCTGTAGTACCACCTCTAAGTCTCGTGATAGTATCAACAGAACTGTATGTAATTGTAGGATCACCATTACCATCAACACCTTGAGATACTGTAGTTGCACCACCAGCAAGGAAAGTAAAATCAGAGGCAGCAAATACCTGACCAGTGCCTGCTCTCAGTCTAGTAATAGTATCAACATATGTGGAGTTGATAGTAATAGTTCTGGTTCCAGCATCCTGAGATACTGTAGAAGATCCAGTTGCATTAATTGTAATAGCACCAGTCTGTGCAACACCACCAACAGCAGACTGAAGTGTAGTAATAGTATCAGTATCTATATACGAAGAGTTGATAGTAATATCATCACCAGATCTTCCAAGAGTAACATTAGTTCCCGCTACTAATGTTACGTCATCATCGATTCCTGCGCCTGCGTTTCCGCCAGAGGTTAATCTAATAACTTTTCTTGAAGCAGAAGATCCATCGACTGCTGCAATAGTGTAGGTAGTATTATTATCTGGTGTGACTACTGTACCACCCAAAGCAATGGTAGATCCATTAATAGTGATACCAGGGTTAACTAATGCACTGTTGGGAATGTTAGTTAGTGTATTTGTAGAACCAGAGATTGAGCAAGTATCAAAGGTTTTATTAGTTATCGTCTGCGTTTGTGTTAGGTACACATCTCCAGGAGTGCCCCACGAAACAACAGAACCATCGCTAGTTAAATATTTCCCAGCACCAGTGTCTCCACTAATGACAATATTATTGCCAGTGAGTTCTAAATTGTCACCTGCTACAAGTTCTTCAATCTTCTTCGAGACTGCATTAACAATTAACGGAAAGCGGTCAGCCATTTAACTACCAATCGATACTAGTGCTCGTGTTTATTTATGCCCTACGAAATAACGATCTGTCCTACCATTCCACCATGGAACCGACAAATGTAATAGTAAGTTCCAGCGGTTACTCCAGTAGTATCCCAAGTTACTGTACCGTTAGTTGCACCCTGACCACTAGTAGTTCCAGTGGAAACTTGATTACCCGTTCCTGTAGTAGGAGATGTTTTAATATAGAAGGGGTGACCTGGGGCATTAACATTAAACACTAAGGTATCTCCAACATTACAATTGATCGTTGGATCAGTATTATTAGTAAAAGTATTAGTCGAATCCGTACCAGTAAATGTGTAGTGAGATGCACCACTGTTTCCAACAGTAAGTGTATAGGTTGATGACAAGGTAGAAGTATTAATGTTACCACCTTGTTCAACAAAAGTTTTTACAGTATTTCTCATATCAGTTGTTACTGTATGCCCAGAGACAATATCAGTAACATGATGGACAACACTTTCACCTTTAGCACCATATGCCCAATAAGAAGCAACTCTTAAATCAGGAGCACCCGAAATACTTATTGTTCTATTTGCTACAGTGACGATTGGATCAGTAGATCCCCATGCTTCTGCTGCAATTCTCTGTGATGTAATTTCTAAGTTAGGGAATACTGCAGATGCAGGACCACCACCTCCGTTATATGGAATAACAGGATCATTTTGAGAGTTGATGATGAGAATAGCTCTGGGTCCTTGAGCATTTAAGAAAGTATTTCCAACATTTCTAGGGTCACCATATGGAGTATACAATGTATTGTATCCCTTGTTAGTTGCTGTACCGTCAGTATTCTCGTGATCAGATGGTCTGTAAAATTCCCACTGAACACCATTGTTTCTCAACTGCTCTTCATGAATATGAGATATCAGACATGCAACATAAGTTAATTTACTAAATGGATATTCCAATGCAAGTCTCATTGCCATAGCACCACCATTGGAGATACCAATAACACTGACGCCATTGTTCATGTTAACACCTTGGTTAATCAACCATGGGAATAATTCAGTGAGTGCTTCATAATCTGGTGCATCACTTTCATCAACAATATTCCACTTACTATCATATCCAGTTGGTGCGACTAAGATATGATCAGGGAGCAAACCCTGCCATCCACTAATTTCTCCAGCACCATTTCCCCCAGCACCATGTAATAAAATTGCTACTGGCGGTATTGGAGATGGGCTGGTTGGTCTGGAAATTTGTACCTGATAGTTGTAGTTAGTTTGTTGACTCCACGTTTTAGTAGCATATGTATATGTTCCATTAGCTAACTCAGCTTGAACATATGATCTCTTCGCTACAGCTTGTTGTCGTGGGTACATTAGACCACTGGATTTTCTCTCACCAACAACAGGTGCTACCATACCAGTAGATGGTCTAGTTTCTACAGCACGCAACATTAAGTTAGGACTATTCTTCTGACAAGATCCATCAGTATATCCACCCCCGCTAATATTAAATAACATCTCATTTTTAACACTAGTGTCATTGAGATATTTTTTGAAGTCTGCGTTAGTAAATCTATCTTTACCAGAAGCGACAAGTGCAGCAACACCCGCTACTTGAGGCGATGCCATACTGGTGCCATTCAGTCTATTATAATAATCTGTTGGCGGAGAATTGTATTTTGTATCAGTAGTTCCAGTTGCATTGTATGCAGACACAATGTATTCACCAGGAGCAAATACTGTAATCTGCTCACCATAGTTAGTAAAGCTTGCTCTCCTAAAATCTTGGACTCTACTCATAGCACCAACACTAACAACACCCTCGGCACATGTTGGTGAAGATCCTCTCATCCAATAGATCGATGTACCAGTTCTGAATACAATTCTATTGTTATAGTAACTATTAGAGGGACGAACCATTTCCCAGTTATCATTTCCAGCGGCACCAATAACAACAACACCATCTTCAATAGCATCCTCAATGTCTGCATTGAGTGCAGTAAAACTAGAATTATATCTTAGTTTATTAGATGCAATACCAAAGTCAGTATTCAATCCACTCATAGTCCAACCAGATGGATTTGGATTGTTGGAATCATATGTTGTACCATCCCAAGTAACACTAGTAATATCCGATGTACTAATACTAGTTACTTCTAGAATGTCATCCATATTAAATCCATAACCCCAACTATGATTAGTAACAGTAGGATTTCTTCTGCCAGTAATAGGATTAATTGGTTTATTATTATGAAACGCTCTAAGATAATCAAACAATAGCAATGCAGGAAGTGTTTGTCCCGATGGCATGGTCCCTAAAATTTGCAAAGCATAAATGTTTGCTTCTTTTGCCCATCCATAGTGCTGTCCACATGCAGTTCCACAAACGTGATTACCATGAAACTCAGGGTTACTAGCAATAGTATGATATGTAACATTACCTGTTGGTTCACTCTGATTATCATCATCAATACTATTAACAATAGTATTCAATTCATTGAACCATTGATACTGTACAAATCTGCTTAAGTTTGTAGAGGGACTGTTCCATTCTTCACAATCATATGATACAGGATCATCAACAATAACTACATCAACATGTCTACCACTGTTGAATACATCTACACTGTCAGTTTTTGTGCTACTACCAAATATTCCAAAAGCATTTTGACCTCTTTGAGTTGAGGATGTTGCTGCACAGTGCAAGTGTCCCCACTGATACCTAGTAGGATCTGGACTACCCTCGTTCTTTGTGAATGTTCCGTCAACAGTATAGGGTTCTTTATTTACATACTGAGAATTTCTCTGAGGAGTCATCCCCAATTCTTCTGGTGTTAACTGAACATCCCAAACTCTAGGATCTTGTCTTAGTTGCTCTGCCTGAGCATCAGTCATTCTATAGTGAGTGTTCCTGCTAGTAGGACGCTTCATTATTAGGGAGAAGTTACTCAACTTCATCTCATTGTAAAACTGCTCCAGATCTTCTTTTCTGTGGAGCGTTACAATATATTCCCTGTCCATATCAAGCCTCTAGTTGAACGTAATTGAGAGTTACTGTGACATTAGTAGTGCCACCACTCTTATTTACAATCTTTGCGTAAGTTATACCAGTGCCAGCAGAATTGAAACAAACTGCTCCAGGTGTGATGTACTGAGTTGTAGACCCTGTAGTAATTGCTTCTGCAAGCACACCAGATCCAGGTACTGGGTCGGTAGTTTCTCCTCTAGATGCATCATTTGTTCTGCTAGTAGTATCCATATAAAGAGTTACCCACGCAGCAACATTAGTTTGGATACTCAATAATGCATATGTCTTAGGAGTTGTAAAGGAGACATTTGCTGCAGCATTGTTGGCAATAGACTGTGTTGCCTGTGCTGTAGTTCTGGACTGCAGTCCTGATGGAGTAACCCAAGTTACATTGCCTCCGCCATCACTAGTTAATACCTGTCCACTAGTGCCATTGGTAGTTGGGTAAGTCAAACCACCTGCAGTAAGAGCACCAGTGA